GCCCGCCGGAGCGTTGGGCGCACGGTGACGTGGAGCGCGTGTGTAGGCCGGATCCGGACGATCCGCGCCGCACGGTGTCGGGCGCGCGCGTGGTGGCGCGCTACGTGGAGGCATGGCGGCGGGGGCACATCACGGACGAGGAGCGCGAGGCGGCGGACCGGTGGGACGTGCTGACGGCACGGGCGAGCGGGGCGGGCGCGTGTTACGATGTGGCGCGTGGTGAGGTGCGTGACGCGCCGTGGCGCCGCACGCCGCCCGAGGTGCAGCTAGCGGCTATCGCGCAGCTACGTCACGCGTGTGAGGTTGTAGGGCGCGACGCTGCGGGAATGCTGGATGCGTGGGTTGTGCGTGGCGTGTGCGTAGCGGCACTGGCGGGGCAGCGCGGTGAGAATGCGCACCAGGTCATGGGACGCATCCGGGCGGCCCTGGTGCGGCTGGTCGAGCTGTGGGGGATTGGCTGATCTGGCCCGCGAGAAAATTCGGCGGGCGCGTATTTTTCGCTTGACGTATAGCGCCATTGGCACTATATAGAGCGCATCAGCACGGGCAATCCCGCCCGGCGAAGTAAGGGAGAGTAAAGATGGTGCCGGAGAAAGTGAATGTGCGTACCGCCAAGGATGGAACTATGGTCGCGACCGTCGATTTCGGCCAGTTGACGGTAGAGAAATACCGCACAGATCGATTCGGGCGCGGTCTTTGGTGGTTGAGGGGCAGCCAATGGGTCCGGCTCCTGCCGGAGCATCGCTTCTATGCACAGACCCCGGCAGATTTTCGTCGCTTTCTTTACACGAATGCTCACGCTTTGTGAGCATACCCGCGCGGCGGGGCCGCCTTGGGCTAAATCTGGGCGGCCCTCGCTATTGACGCAGCGTGCGGCTGATCGGTATCATCTCGGCACGCTGCGTAACTGCGCCTAGCGCGCATCGCAACCACGAGTTTCGCCCGCCTCCCTCCCGCTGCCAGCCCGGCGCGGCGGATCGAGCCTGACCAGCGCCGCCGCAGCGGCGTAAACGCGGCGCGGGCGACGGCATCATGTTCCCGCGATGGCAGGCAGCCGGGCCACCACGAAGGAGCAGACCCATGACCAAGCGCAAGCCCGGCCGGGGCGGTAAGCGCTGCTGAGGCGCGCCGCAATGGCCGAACGCGATCCCAAGACCGGCCGCTTTCCGCGCGGCTCCGGCATGCCTGCCACGGGCAAGGGCTGGGGCGGTCCGGCACGTGGCAACTACGATGCTACCCGCCCGCCCGGCCCCGGCCGCCCGCGCGGCGTGCGTAATGGCGAGGGCAAGCGCGCGCGCATGCGCGAATATCTCGCCCCGTATTCGGAACATTTGGCGCAGAGATGGCTAGAGAAAGCCCTTGATCCTACCGACCCGCACGCCGCGACGCTGCTCGTCAAGGCGGCGGAAATGCTCGGAGAGTTCGAGCCATCGATCACTGTTCGCGGCGAGGCTGATGCGCCGCTTGTGATCCAGCGCATCATTGTCGATCCGGCACGTCCAGCGGCCGATACTGCGGCGCTTGAAGCCTCCGCCCATACTGCGTTGCCCGAGCCGCCCGCTTCCGCCACCAGTGCGGAATGATCAGCATCCACACGCCGCGCGTGTTCGAGCCGCTGCTGAAGCCAGCGCGGTATCGTGGCGCATGGGGCGGCCGCGGTAGCGGCAAGTCGCATTTCTTCGCCTCGCTATTGGTCGAGACCGCGCTCACGCGTCCTGGCTTTCGCGCCGTGTGCTTGCGTGAGGTGCAACGGACGCTGAAAGAGTCGGCCAAGCGCCTGATCGAGGACAAGATCGCAGCGCTTGGCGTCGGTAGTAGCTTCGAAATTCTGGTATCTGAGATCCGCACGCCAGGCGGCGGCGTGATCCTGTTTCAGGGCATGCAAGACCACACTGCCGAATCGATCAAGTCGCTGGAAGGAGTGCACGTGGCATGGATCGAGGAAGCGCAGACGCTTTCGGCGCGCTCGCTCGAGCTGCTTCGCCCGACGATCCGCGCGCCTGGCTCCGAGATCTGGGCGTGTTGGAACCCGCGTCATCCGAGCGACCCAATCGACGCGCTGCTACGCGGTCCGACGCCGCCGAAGGACGCGATCGTTGTGCGCGCGCTCTACAGCGACAACCCGTGGTTCCCTCCCGAGCTGGATGAAGAGCGTCGCTACGATGAACAGCATGCTAGGGATCGATACGCGCACATTTGGCTTGGCGAATACGAACCCGTAGCAATCGGTGCGCTCTGGGACCGTCTCATGTTCCACCGCAATCGCCGCGACGAAGCGCCGCCCATGTCGCGCATCGTGGTGGCGATCGACCCCGCCGCGTCATCTGACGCAGGCGCTGATGAGCATGGCATCGTCGTGGTCGGTCTCGGTCAGGATGGGCGCGGTTACGTGCTTGCTGATTACAGCATGCGTGGCACGCCGGACCAATGGGCGCGCCGCGCCGTTGCAGCGTTGGACCAATACGAGGCCGATGCGATCGTGATCGAGCGCAACCAGGGCGGCGATATGTGCCGACACACCCTGCGCAGCGTGCGGCCCGAGGTGCGCGTGATTGAGGTCACCGCCACGCGCGGCAAGCATGTGCGCGCTGAGCCCATCGCAGCGCTCTACGCGCTCGATCGCGTGTCGCACGTTGGAACTTTCACGCGCCTTGAAGATCAGCTATGCCAGATGACGGCGGGCGGCTACGAGGGGCGAGGCTCACCAGACCGAGCCGATGCGCTCATCTGGGGACTGTCGGAGCTTTTCCCCCGCATGACACGCCGAGCGCCGACGCCAGCGACGCCGATCTCTGCGGCAACCGATGACGCATGGCTTGGATGACGCATGAGCAGAGACATCCTACGTGAGGCGCGGGAGCGTCTCGCTGAGTCTGAGGCCGAATCGGCCGAGATTCGCGAGAGTGCGCTTTACGACATCCGGTTCGCGCGGCTTGCGCAGCAATGGCCGGACGATATCGCGGCGCAGCGGAAGCGCGAGGGGCGACCTTGCCTCGTGGTGAATCGCCTGCCCACGTTCATTCGCCAAGTCGTTAACGACGCGAGGCAAAACAAGCCATCCATTCAGGTGCTGGCAGTGGATGGCGACGCCGATTACGACACTGCGCAGGTGATCGGCGGCTTGATTCGCGCGATCGAGCGGCAGAGTCAAGCGACCATCGCATACGATACCGCGATTGAACATGCGGTGACGTGCGGCCTTGGCTTCTTCCGCATCACGTCTGACTATGCGGGGCCTGATACTTTCGACCAAGAGCTTCGTATCGAGCGCGTCGCGAATCCTTTGAGTGTCTATTGGGACACCAGTAGCACTGCGTTCGACGCGAGCGATTGGGACTACGCATTCGTCGTCAGCACGCTGGCTAAGGCGTCATTCCGCGCACGCTACCCCAAGGCAGCGGCGGTAGATTTTGACGCGGACGAGGCCGCCGCGACGTCCGAAGACGCTTCTTCCATGCGCGTGCGTGTTGCGGAGTATTGGGAGCGCGTCGAGAAGCGCCGTCGCATGGTGCGCTTGACTGATGGGCGCGTAATGCGGGCGGACGAGTTGGACGCTCCCTATGCGCTCGATGTTGGCATCACGGTGCCGTTGCGCGACGCGCTTGCGGCGCAGGGCATTGTCGTCCACTCCGAGCGTGAGGCGACCTACTACAGCGTCATTCGTCGCGTGCTCTCCGGCGCGGACGTGCTGGAAGAGACCGAGTGGCCTGGCTCGACCATCCCTATCGTTCCCGTGTGGGGCGAGGAGGTGATGCACGGCGGCAAGCGGTATTTCCGTTCGCTCGTGCGCGATGCGATCGGGCCGCAACAGATGCTTAATTTCTGGCGCTCGGCGGAGACGGAGCTTGTTGCACTTGCGCCACGTGCCCCGTGGCTCGTGCCGCTCGGCGGTATTCCGCCGCATGAGGTCGACAAGTGGAAGACAGCGAATACGCGCTCGCATGCCTACCTAGAATATGACCCGAACGCCGGGCCGATGCCGCAACGCATTCCGTTCGCAGGGGTGCCTGCTGGCGCGCTGCAGGCGGCGATGGTAGCGGCGGACGACATCAAAAGCGTCACTGGCATCTACGATGCGTCGCTAGGGGCGCGCGGCAACGAGACCACAGGGCGCGCCATTCTCGCGCGTCAGCGGCAGTCAGACCAGTCAACTTTCCATTTCCTTGACAATCTTGCGCGCGCCATTGAATACGCCGGGCGTTGCCTAATCGAGGCAATCCCGGCCTTCTACGGCCCGCGTCAGACCATACGCATTCTCGGTGAGGACGAGATGCCGCGTGTGGTGCGCGTCACCCAGGAGCAGGGCGCGATGCCAACTGCTGCCAATCCTGAGGGGCGCATCTACAATCTTTCGGTTGGCAAGTATGACGTGGCGGTGCGCGTTGGCCCGTCTTACGCGACGCAGCGCGAGCAGAGCGCGCAAGCGATGATGGAGCTCATCCGCGTCTATCCGCC